GTGTCCGAATTCTCTACAATCGCTCGCGCCGCATGATAAGAGTAGCGGAGCCGGTCGTTGGCCAGTACTTGTAACCCCTTGGTCTTGTACATATAGGCCACGACCGCGGACCCGGTAAAGACGTCCAATACGGACGCCACATCCTCTGGCGTGTGCTTCCAGATCCAGTCGACGAGCTTTTGCTTGGAGCCGATGTAGTTGGTGACGTACTTGGGGCGCTGGTCGGGCGGGAGTTCCTCGGTGACGAGTTCGACGCCCTGCGCCGCGAGCGATTCCAGATGCAGCCCGAGCGCGGCGTCCGTTTCCAGAAGGAAACCCAGCCGGTCGAGGTCGGTAGCGAACAATTCCATGCGTCCTCCGGCAGGCGACCACCACCTGTCTGGAGGTTACTTACCGGAAACGCAGAGAAACGTGCGGGGGTAAATGGAAGGAAAGAAAGGCAAAGAAGTAAAAGCGTATTTGTGTGGACATCAAGACGGAAGAGCCGACAATGGTGAAGCATCCGTCTGCCGAGATGCCGAATGCATAAAGAGGTATGTCGAGTTACCTGTCTTTGTCCGTATCGGCAACCTTCTTCGGAAACAGGATGCCCTTTTCCTTGATTCTGGTCACGGTGGGAGGGCGAGAAGGTGCGTCCTCCGTCCTCGTTTCAGCGACGTGTTTAGGAAAGAAGATCCCTCTCTCGACCATTTCCGTGCGGTGAGTTCTCTTCGCCGTGTCAGCGTCATACGTATCCGCGGTGCGTTTCGGAAAGAATATGCCCCTTTGACCGTCGCGCGTTTTACCGAGCTTCTCGCCCGTATTCACGTCGGTGGCGACGGCGATTCTGTTGACCGAGAATATCCCCTCTGTGTTCATCTTCACTTCGGCAACCACTTCGCCCGTCCTGCGGTTCCTTACCACGGCCACCTTATCCGTGAAAATGATGCCGCGTTGTTCAATCGTGGTTTCCAGCGGGAAATGGAAATGGTCTCTGAGGGCGCCGACGGCGCCTTTGATGAGCAATGAATCATGCTTGCATTCTTCGCAGCGATTCGGGAGGCTCCATCCCTTTTCTTTGCACTTTAGCTGCGTCTTCGTGGAAACCTCGAACGACTTCCCGCATTGACTGCAGGAAATGTTCTTGGGAGCGTGCTGTTCAATACAGGGCTTGCAGCATTTCGGAGGATTAGCCCAGTCTCGATTGACCTTGAACGTGCGACCGCACACGGCACAGGGCCGCTCGACCCACTGAGCATCCCGCCGGGCCTTACATGGTTTGCATAGACGCGGAGGATTGTCCCAATCCCGGTGAATGCGCATGGCACCCCCGCAATCGGCGCACTTCTTCTCAATCCATTGCGCCTCGCGACGTTCTTTACAGGCCTTGCACAGACGCGGGGGATTATCCCAATCCCTATGAATGCGCATGGTGGTTCCACAATCGGCGCAGGACTTTTCATACCACTGGGCGTCATGGCGTTCCTTGCAGGACTTGCACATGGTTGGCGGATGGTCCCAGTCGCGATGAATGCGCATGACAGCGCCGCAACCAGCGCACGGCTTCTCATACCACTGCGCCTCCCGGCGTTCCTTGCAGGGCTTGCACATGGTCGGAGGATGGTCCCAGTCGCGATGGACTCGTATTGCCGTCCCACAGTCTTCACAATGCACCTCGTACCACTGAGCCGCTCGGTCGGCTTTGCATGACTTACAGAGACTCGGAGGATGGTCCCAGTCTTCATGCACCGGGATTTCCGCCCCGCAATCCTCGCAGGACACTGTATACCACTTGGCCAACGTACACCTCCGCTATGCACAGACAAAGAGCATTCAAGAAAGTGGAATCCCCGCGCCGCTCTATCGAGGTTCTCCAAATCTGCTGGAGCAGACGAGAAAGACTCCAATCCTGCACACATCTCCACGACGACGTGACTGACTATTTTGCCCCCTCAGTACAGCGAAAAGTCAAACGTGCGGCGGAACCGGCTGTTTAGGCTGACGCCTTCTCCCCAATGTTGGTCAACACAGCCCTTCCGCACTCGTCCATGTTGGAAAACTCCTCCGTCTCCACAATCGGCCCCCGACTGCCGTGATAAGGGGATTGAGTGTCACGATGGTACTCGAGGAAATCTTCCGGTAACGCCTTGACGCCCTGCTCGACGAGCCGGTTGACGACCCAAAACCCGTCCTGATCCCACTCGATGATGCCCGGTAGGTAATAGACCTCAATGTCCATCGGCCCCGGTCCCTGCACCCAGACCCCGATAGGCTCGTAATCCACGACCTGGCTGTTCTCAATGACGGCGCGCCGGTCAATCATGTAGCGGAGTTTCATGACCACTCCTCCGCAATGGCAATGTGCTCCGCCAGGATCTCCGCGTCAATCTGGGCGAACATGTCCGGGTTCTCCCGCCGGTACGTCTGCCAGCGATTCCAGTCAGCCGCATAGGCTGCCTCGCAGGTCGGCTCGATCAACTCTATATGATGTCTCCGTCCGACGTCGTCCACCATGTCCATCTCTGCCCAATCGGCGTTGTCCCGCCACCAGCGCACCACCTTGATCGTGTGGGAATGCTGAAACCCCTGGTCGTACCCCACGACCTTCCACAGCAGCCAGAAGTCCGTGTGCGTGACCTTTCCCTGTGCATCGAACTGTGGCGCAACCCGCGTCACGGTGAAACTGTCCGCGATGTCCGTAAACAAAGACTCCCCGTTGTCTTCGTTGTACACGGTCACATACGAACCCCGCTCGTTGAAGAGCCGGAACTCGTCCTGCAACCGCGCCTTTTCCTGCTGTATGAACTCCTGCATTATCAGCCTCCGTTACAGCACCACGCTCTCGATACGCCGTCCGTCGGGCAGAAGGGTGATGCCCCGCGATGTGAATGCGCGCAATACACGGTCCCGTTCCTGTGCCGACGCCGTCTGGATGAATTCTATGTTATCCAAGAGCGTGACGGAATACTTGAAGATCGTCTCATTGCTGCCTTGCCTCGAGCAATGCTTCCATCCATCGACCGTGCTGTGCCGCTGTTCGCGAACCGTGTCGTCCGTGCATCGCCCATACTTGTCCCCGTCGTAACTGATGGCGTCCATGCGCCGCAACAGCCGCTTCTTGAAATACAACCCCGTATCCTTTGGCTTCCCGTCCGCGCCGAGTTTCTTGATGCGCGTGAAAAAATACGTCGCGCCGCCCGTGCTCATATCCGCTTCGGGAGACATGCCGCCGGGAGCCACGCCCGCCCGCATTTTCTCCACCGTGCTGATCATGGCGCCGTTGTTGTCCAGCAACGTCTCTATGAACGGCCCCATCTGGGTGCGATTGGTCAGACTGTGTTTGAGGGTATATCCCTTCAGTTGGTGTTCGAGATCTGCGTCGGACAAATCGAAGCGGTATTGATGGCGATAGCCACCCCGGCGTTTCGGGTCCGCGTGCCCATACTGGTACTCGCCGAGCGGATTGTACCCCGGAAGCCGGGTGAGGTCGGGCACGCCCAAACGCCGTTCCCAGAACCCGCGCAACGCCTGCACACGTTCGTCCATGGCCGCGCTGCGTTTGTCCAGATCGCCCAGCAGACTGACGTATTCACCGTCCTGGTCCTCCTTGCGGATGTACGCCAGCTTGCGGAGATACATCCATTCCGCGTGCTGCGGCGATGCGATGCTGGCATCGACCCCGAGAGATCCCAGATGTTCCAAAGCCCGTTCCACCGTATCCGGTTCCGCCGCTCCGGCGATGGCCAATTCCAGTTCGCCCTGCTGGGCGTACAGGTTCGCGCCCGACCACGGCGTGTATCGGACCCGCGTTCCGTCTGGAAACGTAATCTCGTACTGTTCCCCGTCTTTCAGACGGTCGCCGTTGAACATGGTGCTGTTCGTCGCCGCGTCATCGAGCACGAACACATCATTCTTGCGCAACTCCCGTCGCGTGCTCTGAACCTTCGTTTTGCGAACCGTGAACGGGGGCGCCTTCTTGTCTTCTCGCGCGGGCAACCGTTTACGCAGATACGCCTCGAAATTCCCGCCGCCCACCTTCTGCCGTTGCGTCACCGCTTCATCCACGCGGTCCAGCCACTGCAAATAGGTCTCCGCCATTTCCTTCACGTCCAGGTCACCGGATTTCAGCAGCTTCGCGAGCGCGGCCCGGTGTTTGCGCGCGGCGTCGAGCTTGGACTGATTGTATGAACCGTCCTGAGCGTGATGGTTCGTCGTCTTCACGGCCAGCAGAATGTCCTGCGCGAAGCGGTCTTCCACCAGCGGTTCGCCGACCTTGATGTTGCTCCGGTCCATCGCCCCCTGTTTGAGGGATTCCAGAATCCGGCCATCCGCGTCCGGCCGCATCTTGAGTTTGACGATGGTCCGCTTCTTCCCGCCGAAGGATTCCGTGAAGATGAGGGCGTTCTGGTCTTCGACCTCGTCCGCATCGATGGGGAGCGTCTTGCCCTGCCAGCCCAGCGCCGCAGCGTCTTCGACGATGTCCATTTCCTGCTTGCCGAGCCGTCCCTTGCGCGGAACGGGAATGTCCGCCTCGAATCGGAAATCCTTTTTTCCTGTTACGTCGCCGTAGTACCGCTCGAAATCCTGACGTATGCGCTGCTTGCGCGCGAGCAGCATGTCCAGAAAGGACTTCCTGGCCGCCTCGTTGCGGCCGAACCGAGCGTCCGCATACGCGCGCACGGCGTCGAGATACACGTCGTCGGGAATCTGTTCGATCTCCCGGATGTATCGAAGCGCGGCTGACGGGTCCACTTGAATCTGTTTCGCTTTCGCCGCGCGGAACATCCGGTCGTACAGCGATTCGAGCGACCCGTGGTTGCTGTTCGGGTTGTACCCAACGCGCAATTCCTCGTCGGCGCGGCCCAGGAACTTGCCCGCCTGGCCCTTGTCCACTCCGTAGAGGCGGCCGTCCGCGGTGCGGATGAACTGCTGGGGATGGTTGTCATGGTTGGAAACGAACCAATCGATGACGTGCTCGCGCTGAATTTGCTCGATTTCCTCCCGCGTGAGCGCGCTCAGATCGGTCAGATCGCGGAAGTCGTAATCCGCGCGCAGGCCGGTCTTCATTTTCTGGATGGTGCCGACCCGTCCGTTGAGGGCGATGACGCGTACCTCGATGGCTTCGGGGTCCACCAACCGCCCCAAGCGATAGGCCATTTCTTCCGAATGGGCAAGGAGTGGATTGTCCACGGGCTTGAACATCCAGCGGTTGCCTTCGGTATCCAGCCAGAATTCTTTGGCGTGTACACCGCCGGCGTCTTTCGCGCTCTTTTCGAAGGTGAAATTCGCAGGCTTGCCGCGCGTCGTTTCCCACGCCTGGTCGACGGCGACGAACTCCGAACCTTTCTTGGCGAACACCGGCGGCGTGGGAACCGGGCTTGGGGCCGGTTCCCACGCAGGAGGAGGGGACGGTGGCTTTGCCAATGGCGGCGCAGTGGCGGGCTGTGACTTCTTTTTCCCGTATTTCGCCTGATGCGCCTGGTATCCCGCCGCGAGTTTGTCATGGACGGACTGGACCTTGACCGGGTCCGTTTCCGAGAGGATCGTGATGAAGTCCTGTTTGCTGCCCCATTGCCAATTCTTGACCTTGGCAGCCTTGACAAGATCCTTCAGTGCAACCGCATTCATCGACGCGAGCTGATCCTGGAAGACCTGTTTCTTGAGGGCTAGTTCCTTCGCCGTGAACGCGAGGTATTCCTGCGGCAGCCCCGTCCCCATGGCGAGGGCAACTTCGGCGTCATGCACTGATGCCATGAACGAGGCGAACTGCTCCGGCCCGGTGGGAAGCACCACTTTAGCCGTCTGTTCCTCGATGAAGGCTTTCGTCTTTTGCAGTGCGGCGCTGACTGCTTCCTGTTTGGCCTTCTCTGCCAGTTCCTGGCCAGCCGCCTTTTCCAGGGCGTGGACCAGTTGCTGTTTGTTCTTGAGCACGCCCACGCCGAGTTTCTGCTTCGCCGCGACCAGCGAATCCCCGGACAGGCCGCCGTGATCTACGCCGGGTTCAATTTGGTCCAGCAGTTCGATGACGTCCTGCTTGGTCATGTTGAGGGAGATACCCTTGGACTTGGCCATCTCCTGAAGGTCCTTGACCGTGAGATCGTGCAGCCCCCCGGTCGGTGGAAGCTGGGCGACCTGTTTCGCCACCTGCTGGGCCTGCTTGATGGCGGCCTGTTTCTGCGCCAGCAACGCGACGAGGTCTTCCTTGCTGCGCAGCGCGCCGATCTTGTACTGGGCGAGTTTGGCCTTGAGCGCCTCGCCGCCGAGGTCGCCGTGGGTGATACCGGGTTCGGCGGTGTCCAGCAGTGCGATGAAATCCGCCTTGGTTCGCGCGATGGCGATGCCGTTCTGTTTGGCGAGCGTCTGAAGTTGTTTGACGGTCAATCCGTTGAGGTCGCCGATGGCGCCGCTCTCGAATGCGGACTTGAGTTTGGCGTCCTCTTGCGCTTTGGCATCCGCGAGCTTTTCCAGCGTCTGCGGCGGCAGAATGCACGCGGCAGGTTCGCCGTCCGCCTTGGCCATGGGCGTGAGACCGCAGATATCCATGGGCCACGCGACGACGTGGGTACACCGGCAATGGGGATGCGCCGGTTGCTGCGGGAACTTGTCCGTGAGGAAGACCTTGCCATCCAGACCGCCGCAAACCGGGCACATGCGCTCGTCTTCCATCGCGAGCCATTCGAGCTTCTGCACGCCGACCCGCTGGTGGAACTTGAGCCGTCCTTGGTTGTGCGCGCGCAACACCTCGGTCCGGGCGATCATCTCCATGCGGTACTGCGCCTTGCTGAACACACGCGTCCCGGCTTGGCGGAAGGAATCCTTGTCCAGGATGACCTGGCCGAGGTTGCGGACGATATCGTCGGCGCCTTTCCCCGTGGCGATGCCGCTCATGATCGTGCGCTTGATACCGTCGGCTAGTTCGCGGTGAACGTCTCCGGCGAGGATGACGTTATAGTTCACCATGAAGTCCAGGGCGTCGGTATCCACTAGGGTGAAGACCCGTGTCGTGAGTTTGTCTATGCCGGAGGAAGTGAGGTCGCGATAGAAGGGCATCTGCGCCGCGGCGAATTCGTCGATGCCGTCATACACGCCCTGCCGGAATGCCGCCTTGGTGGATTTGCGGAACGCGAGGGTATGGTCCTTCTTGACAGCGGAGAGGATGTCCCCGAGTTCCCCGTTGAGTTTATCCAATCCTTTGAGCGCCGCGAGCTTGTTGTCCGGAAGGGAACCGAGCGACTTGTACCGGAGGATGGCCTTGGCAACTTCCTCCTGTGCGGACTTGAGCGACTGAGTGACACCGCTGGCGGTCTGATCGGCATACAGGTTCCGAGCGCGAACGGATTTCTGCGCGGCCCGGCGGATGCGTTCCGCCTGGGACAGACGGGGCGCGGCGGTGGAGATCATGTGCCGGACTCACGGAACCGGCACGCCGTCGCTTCGAAACTCCGTTCGCACCGATGGACGGCACAGAAGTTGGTGTCCACATCGAAATGGAGGCAGCCGTCGCAATACCGCGATGCGGCGTCCGTGCTCGGCAATGACGGTGGGAGCGCGGTGTCCGAGGAGACGGGCGGCTTTTCCGAGGCAATTCCCAGCATCTTCTGCGCGGCCTCGACCGAGAGTATCCCCGCCATGACCATGTCCACGATGGGCTTGACCTGTTTCTCGTCCGAGAGGTCGACGACCTTCTTTTCTGTCTCGCGGTTGGCGGCCTCGATATCCGGGTCCAGGTCCATCTTGAGTTGCATGCTCGACCGGCTGATGAGTTTCCTGTCGTACAACTCCATGAGAAGCCGCTTCATGTCCACAGCGTCACTGGGGTCGAGGTCGTTGAACAAGAACTGGAGCGTCTTTTCCCCGTAGCCTTTGAGTTCCTGCCAGTCGTCGAAAACCCACGCGAGGATGGTCCGGGCGGCCTGTTTGATCTCCCGGATCATCACCATCATCTTCTGCATGCTGACCGATGCCGTGGCGAAGTTGGGGCCGTCGCCCGTCACGAGCGAACGCGACAGACCCAGCGCAACGATGATGTCTTCCTTGACCTCCTTGACCTTGTCCTCGACGTTGAGCACCTGGCCGTCCGTGCCGTGCGTCTCGACGGTCACGTAGAAGGGCACGACAAGCCCGCTCTTGAGGTCCATCTTGTTGACCATATCCCGGACCCCTTCGAGCATCCGCTGGTCCGGCATGACCATCTTCTGGCCGAAGGCGCCGCCGACCTTGAGGAGCCGGAACGGCGTCGCCCACCGTTTGGCGATGGCCTGCTCGGCGCGGCGGTAGTCCCGCAGGAGTTCGATGGATTGGAACGCGGGCAGTGCGATGGAATTGCCACGCGGCGAGAACGAAGGAGCGTCCCACTTGAGATGCAGAACCTGGTCCACGGGCAACGGGATGCCTTCGCCGACACCGGGGCTGTCCTCGGGGTACTGCGTGACTTCCGTGAGTTGCCCTTGCGCGTATTTGACCTGCACCGAGACCGGATTGACGCAGACCAGTTCCTCGATGTCCTTCCCTTCTTTAGCGTACCGTTTGAAGCCGACAGCATCGCCTTTGACGAGAAGTTGAAGAACCATATCTTTGACGAAGTCCATGATGCTTAGGCGGTCGGCGGCGTCAACGGCCTCGCCCTTCACATCTTCGGCGTCACACGCGATCTTGACCTCGTCCCCCACGGCGAACGAACGCCACGAGTTCACGCAGTTCTTGACCAGCGGTTCTTCGAGGTAATACTCCCAGGCTTTACGTGCGCGTTCTTCCCAAGTGCGTGGAATAACGTCCATCGCGCTGATCTTGCTGAATACGCTGCTGTCCAAGGCGGCGGCGGTCGCCATCGTCGGTAGGGTAGAGTGACCGTCCGTAGACGTGACGCCGGTATGCCTTTTCTGTGGATTCCTTCGTCTGGACATGCGCGCGGAACTCCGGTGATATATTTCATCTGTGGATATCTACCGGAAAACTCGGCGGCGGCTTGTTGACGACTCAGAATTTCGAGCTATAATGATTGGCATATTGCGTGAATGGAGGTTCTATAATGACTGACAAATGTGTTAACTGCGGCACCACTCGATTCCCGTTGCCAGCACGCAACTTGTGCTCTCGTTGTTATCCGCTCGTTTTGAAGAAGGAGAGTGCGCAAGAATGGGACATGTCACAACCAGACACGTTGGCCAAATGCGACATTCCCACAGTTGACCCAGTTCGGTTTTCGGAGCTGAAGGGTGCCTATCTTGAGATCATTGAAGATCGCCTGGATATCTTTAGGTTTCGAGAAACATTCATCAATGGCGGGGCGGATGTTGATGGGATCACGATAGAACGCCAGTTGTTGAGAATTGCCGAAAAGGCAGGGGCCAAGGATGCCGTCACTCTGACCCATGGGTGGAAGGGGCGCATTGACGATAGCATGGATGCAAATGCGAGAAGCTGCTTGTATGGCATGCTGTGTATGGTTGAAGAGGAAATGGAAAAGCCGTGGAAAGGACTGCATCTGGGGGAATTGTTTGAACATGTGAGGCAGAGCACGGAACTGGAAAAGGCACAGCAGCGGGCAGAGGAACCACTCTAGCTTTGGCTAGATAAACACGGGGTCGGTGATGACCGGCATCACGGACACGGTTTCCTCGCGTGCTCCGTCCAGCCGGTTCTTCTCA